GTAAACTCAAAGGGCAGCACCAGGTTGGGCATCGCCTTCGCCAGGAAACTGGCCAGCCCGGCCCCCACCCCGGTCGCATCGATCACCAGCCGGCGCGGCCCCCAGTGCTCTGCCAGGGCCAGCAGCTGAGCATAAAGCGTGCTGTGCTTCACCCCTGTCCAGGACAGGCGCTTTACGGTACGGTAAATCGGCTTCCCGATCGCAGGGTCAGTCAGGCCGCTCAAATCCACGCGCACTATCGTGAGCGCCGTGGAATCTCTGCTCGGGTTCTCCAGCCCGCCGCTTGTCTGATCGACGAGCTGCCCTTCATCTTCCCCGGCTACATCCACAAGGAAGGCGTAGACCTGGTGGACGTCCGGCTGCTCTTCGGCTGCGTGATCCCCACGCATCAGCGCCAGCCGTCCTTCCGGAAACATGCCGCTCTGATCGTCTATCTCTTCCGAGTAGAATTGCGTGCGCACAAACGGGTGCTGCCGGCCATGCTTGTGTAGCTCCCCCGCCACAAACTTCCGGTACGCCGGCACTTCCCGGCCGACCTGCTCGGCTGTCAGCACCCACGTCCGCCGGCGGCCGTCACGTTTTTCTTGTTCGCGGGCGGCGCGCAGCTCCCTGGCCAGCAGAGTCGAGCTGGTCCAGGCCGTGCCCCAGAATACCCGGGTTGCATTGGTGCTGGCGGCCATCGGCGCTACCTCCTTATCCCACTTCGTAATCTGCACGTCCTGGGCTTCGTCGCACATCAGCAGCGCCGACGCGGTGGCCCCCACGATGCTCGCTGTAGGCGATCCGGACAGGAAATAGATGCGCGCAGCCCCCACCCGGTAGATAAAACCTGACTCTTTGCGCCAGGTGCCGGCTGCGAACAGGTTGGCTTTCAACACCCGTTCCAGCCGGCGCATGGCGTTGAGAGACTGCGGCTTCCAGGTCGGGCTGATCTTCACCATTTCCGCCGGCCGCTGCGAGAGCAGCACCAACAGGTAGGCTTCCACCTGGGCTTGCAGCTCGTTTTTCCCGCTCTGCCGTGGGAAAACCACCACAAAGGTCTCGCCCAGGCCGTTGATCACACTTTGCGCGATCGCCTGCGCCACTTCCTGCTGGTAGCTGCGCAGCCTGGTACCACTGGCATGCTCCGCAAACAGGCACACATCGCGTAACAGTTCCTTGAGGGCGTCCTTGATCGTCGTCATTTCTGCATAGCGACCGGTAGTCGGAAGACGGATGACGGAAGACGGATGACGGAAGACGGAGTACCGCTCCGTGGCTTTGCCACCGGATGTCAAGACGGTCCTCGGTCTTCCGTCTTCGGTCGGCGGTCTCTCTCGGCGGTCGGCGGTCGGCTGTCAGCGGTCGTTTTTATCCTTCCGTGAACGTCATCACCACATACACATTCGCCATGTGGCTGCCGTGGTCCGTGACAAGCACGGATACCACGCTACCGTCGGCAATATGTGGGTACTGACCTCCGGCGCCCACGCCGTCAAAACCCGCCGGCGTGGCTACCTCCGTTGGTGTGCCGCTCACGCCAAAGTTTTCGGCTGCCAGGTAGTAGTCATCGTCGCTGGTCGAGCCAATCTTGAGCGTGCCCGCGTTCGCTGTGCTGTTGCAGCAGCTCACATGGATCAGCTGGCAGTCAAACGGCACAGTAAAGTTAAAGGTGTGGTTTGCCGCCAGCGTTGGGCCCAGGTTGATCGTTTGCTGAAATACTCTTTGTGCCATCTTGCTTACTCCTTTTTCATCCTTCATCGTCGAGCTTGTCACGCGCCATCAGGCGAGGGATCGGCGAGCTTGTCGCGCGGTGCCTTCCCGCGGGATCGTCGGTCGTCCGTAGTCAAGCCACGTTATGCTTATACATGCCGCGGTAGTCAATCGGCCCCACAGCAAAGAAGAACCGGACCTTCACCGGCATCGTGTCATTGCTGAACATCAAGCCGGCGGTCGGGCTGGCTACCGAGAAGATCTCGGGGCTGCGCCCGTAGCGGTAGCCGATCCCGATGGTGGGATAGAGCCGGGGATCGCAGACGGCTGCCCAGTCGTTGGTATCCGTCCACAGGTCCACCACGATCACCCGCTTGGCTGCGTTCATCAAGCGGGCTTCCCGCTCATTGCCTTCGGCAAAGACATTCACGGGCCCCTGCGGGGCATTGCTCAGGGCATAGGTGTAATCGCCTTCACTGGCCAGCACCTGCAGGGCAGTTACCTCCAGGTCGGGCGGCACCAGGATGTACTTAGGAGCCGTCAGCCCGCCCAGGCGCTCAGACGAATTGAGCTCGGTCTGCTTGCGCATCGCCAGCCTGGTTGCCGCCCAGCTGGTGAGAGAGAGAGCGGTCGAGCCCACATTGCTGTGGTTCGAGTGAAAGAGCACGTTGGAGTCGGTCAGAGTCGGACCGGTTCCGCTCGCCGTGGTGAAGATCGCACTCGCGGCCTTGCTCAGAGTCAGCCAGGCTGCCTGGGCCAGCGCTCGCGGCGCGGCCCGCAGGCGGCCGGTGTCGTCCTTGTCGATCGCTTCGATGGTCAGCCCCAGGTAGCCGCCTTTCTTGACGAAAGTGCCGGCTTCGTACTTATCGTCCCAGGCCAGCTCGGTGTAGGCGGCGCCTTCCGCCACGGTCGGCAGCTCGCCTACCCCGCCCAGAGTGATCCACTTGACGGCCTGCAGAGAAGAGAAGTCCTGTTCGAGCACGATCGGGTTCCACCACTGCGGATACACCTGGAACTCCGCCATCAACACCTTATTCAAAGCGTTGGCCACCATGTTCGCCATGGTCGAGCTGTTGACGTTGGCAAAGCTAACTCGCTCGCCCTGGAACACACCGGACATTTCATAGTCACCCGAGATCAGGTGGTAAAACTCGCGGATCCCGCTCAACGGCTGTACACCCGTGGGCGGTTGTGTGCCTGCGATCAGCGCCTCCAGCGCCAGGCTTAAGCGCTCCATACCGTCCCGCCCCACCTGTAGGGAGCTGGAGCGAGGCGGACGGCCTCCGATCTGGATCACATGTTCTTCTTGCAGCTGCGCCAGGTAGGCGCGTTCAGCGGCGATAGCTGCCTCAACCTCGGCCGGGGTGCCGAACTGCTGCTTCCCCAGGCGATCCTTGCTGGCCTGGGGCAGGTTGGAGGCGGCGATGATCACACTGCCGGCCGCCTGGGCCACAGCCCCTTCCCACTCGCTAATTTTTTCTTCCATGATTGCTCCTTTCCAATTGGAACTTGTCTGATTGAAACTTGTCTGATTGAAACTTGCCTGATTGAAGCTGGAGAATGCCGCCAGCAGCCGGCTGTCGGTTGCCGGTTCGAATACGAAATCCACACTTTCGATATGCTTGATTGCGCTAATCATCCGGTCGCCGCTCTGCTCGTTGTGCTGCCAGACCGGATAGAACACCATCGACAGGCCCACATCGGGCTTGCCCTCGGCCAGCACCTGGTCGAGCAGGCGGGCAAACTCCGCCGCCCCTGCGCTGTCGAAGAGCTGCAGCTCGCCTTCCACCGCCTGTTCCGCCTCCACCCAGCGGCTGGCCTGCGTGAAACCCACCAGGTTCTTCAGCGAGCTGTTCTCCAACCAACCGGCGTGGTCCACAAAAACCGCCTTGCCGTCGAACATGCCCGCCGCCTGCGCCGCCCGCACCGCCTCGGCCTGCAGCACCACGGCTGCCGGTGCATTCCTCGGCGCCCGCACCCGCCCGGCCTTCGTGAACCGCGCCAGGTAGCGCTTACCCATTTCTCCTCCCCCTTTAGGGGGAGGCTGGGTGAGGGTTAACTTCCCATCCAGTACGTATCTTTCCTCAGTCATAATTCCGTCCTTTCAACGGCGGTCGTCGAGCCTGTCCCGCGATGCTTTCTCGCGGGATCGTCCGTCCGCTTTGTGCGCCACCTGCGTACCCAACCAGGCGATTACCGTCATCACGACCATGTTCGCATACGGCGCATACTTTGCCAGCGCTTCCGGCGGCTGCAGCTGCACCCAGGTAGCCAGCAACCCGATCGACAGCGCTGCACCCAGGATAACCAGGCTCCTGACCTGCGAAGTCAGCCTGCCCCACCAGCCCAGTCCCTCCAGAAACCAGCTGGTGAACCATGCCGTCACCGCCACCGCCCCGCCGGTGACCAACCATCCGATCACTTCATTCCAATCATTCATGCCATTTCCTCCTTCAAAACAAGAGCTTGAACCGCCCAGGGCGCTAAGAACGCCAAGGTTTAATTTTTTCACGATTGTTTCTATCCGCCCTACCAATTGTCCAGATACCTACCCCTTCGGTTCTTCTTCATCCTTACCTCCATCGTCAGTGGGATCAGCGAGCTTGTCACGCGCCATCAGGCGCGGGGTCGGCGGGGAACTCCCGCGCTGCTCTTGCGCGGGATCTGCGGGGAACTCCCGCGCTGCTCTTGCGCGGGATCTGCGGTCCTCGGTCGTCGGTCGTTCTTCCACCACCCCATCCTTCACCACCTGATCGATTTCCTCTTCCGTAAGCGGGCTGCCGGCAAAGCGCATCGCTTCCCGCAGCGCCAGGCGCTTGTAGGTCTCGTTCTTGCCGCTCAGAGTCGCCCCCAGCTGGCTCAGCGCCTGGGTGAAGTCTTTAGCGGAGCGAGCTAAAGCCTCGTTATCCGTCCGGCTCACGTCCTGGACGGAAGCCACGAATAATTTGTTATAGTCGCTCGTCGCAAGCGCTCGGGCATAGCCCAGCTCTCGGGCACGCTGGTAAGCATGGAAAAGAATATCCTCCAGCAAAAACACGAAATACTTTTGCCGCCGCAGCAGGTGCCGCTCCGTCGGGCCTTGCATGGCCGTCGCCGTCGCCAGGTTGGCATCCGCCGCCTCCCCGCGCCAGTGCGGGGGAAAGCCGCTGCCAGCATCGATCATGCCTCGCACCGCTTTCAGATCGTGCTGCGCATCCACCCCATGCAGTGTGGGTGAGGCCACCTCCC